GGTTTGTTTATATCAATAAAAATTTTATATAGAATATTTTCTAATTAAAAATAAATAATTTATTAAAATTATTTAATAATTTATTTTTATTTCATGAAATGGAGAGAACTTTATATCTTTTTTTATTCACATTTGGGTGTTTAAGCGCTTTAATTTCTTTAGTAACCATGATAATATGTTTTTGTGAATCGCATTTACAGTGTCAAAAAAGAACTTCCGCAAAGATACACCCAGATAAAAATGATGAAACAGTTAAAAGTGATTATATCGATGGTCTCAGTATAAATCCAATGTTTATTGTCGTTAGTAATTAAATATTAAAATATTTATTAAAAACGTTTAAATAAAAATTACATAATATAATTATATTATGCAGATTTTTGTGAAAACTCTAACCGGAAAAACAATTACCCTTGATGTTGAATCAACAGATACAATTGAAAATGTTAAAGCTAAAATTCAAGACAAAGAAGGTATTCCTCCCGATCAACAACGTCTTATCTTTGCTGGAAAGCAACTAGAAGATGGTCGCACTCTGTCGGATTACAATATTCAAAAAGAAGCAACTCTTCATCTTGTTCTTCGCTAATTATTATTTTTATTTTTATTAAAAAATAATAATATTAAAATAATTACTCCATATATTTTTTTTCAGTTTCCGTTATTAAAAATTCAATAACTTTTTTAATTTCAACATATGGATTTTCTCTTTTATCATTAGATATTTGTGTTTCTTCTGTTTTATCGGACATATTATCTCCCATTTCAATATCATTATTAGGTATAACCATTCGGTTTTTTTTACTTTTATAAAAATAACATATACATACTATTATCATAAATGAAACGGGTATTATTAAAAATAATATATATAATAGTTCGTCATTATCACTTTTTTCAATTGAATATTTTGGAATCATATCCTCTGATACACTTACAATAGATGATGGTGTTGTAAAAGAAGATGGTGTTAAATCAAGTTCTTCTACAAAATTAACACCAATTATTTTTTCAGGTGATGGTGATGGATTTAAAGTAGTATTATTTAAAAATAATTCACTATACACTGTTTTATTAGTCGCATTTTGTGAAATAGTCGCATTTTGTGAAATAGTCGCATTTTGTAAAATAGTCGCATTTTGTGAAATAGTCGCATTTTGTGAAATAGTCGCATTTTGTAAAATAGTCGCATTTTGTTTCGATACATTTTCACTTTCCCAAAAAATATTTTTGTAAATATTATCACAATGAATATTGTTTATATTTAAATCTAAATCATCACCACATATTTTAAAATAAATTCCATTTTGATTACATATTTTTACACAACAAGAGCTTGAATAATATATTATACATAGGAAAATAAATAAAGATTTTATCATCATAAAATGAATAAACTTATTTTTCTAATACGTTTAAATAATTTATTAAACGTATTTAGAAATATCGTTAGAAAAATATTTGTATATGACAATATATTATTGGGGTAAACCTGATACAACTGTTAATTTTTGTGAAAAAAAATATGATAAACTTTATTGGATAGCCGAATATGATAATACATATAGCGCGCTGCCTTATATTTTACTAGGCGGATTTTTATACAATACTAAAATTAGAAATATTGGTATTTCTATTATTATTTTAGGATTTTCGACAATGCTTATGCATGGTACATTGCGTTATTATGGACAATGGTGTGATGAATGTAGTTTATTTTACCTTTCATTTGAAACAATACGATTATTTAAAAAAAATCTATCTTTTTATTATTTTCCACCTTTAATCATTTGTTATTTTTACTTTAAAGATAATTATTTATTTTTTCTATCAACATTTACATCTTTACAGCTTCTTATTGTTTATTTAGTAATACATAAAAAAAAAAGATACATTGATAAAATATTGATGTTTGCTTATATAATTACATTTTCTACCGCAACTGTTTTTTGGATTTTAGACCAAAAATTATGTGACCCAAAAAATTATGTTTCATATCATTCGGCTTGGCATATACTAAGTTGCTTGGGAATGTTTTACGGATATTTGTCTTTTATTATTTAATTTGTCTTTTATTATTTAATTTGTCTTTTATTTGTGTTTTATATTTTTATTTATATAATTATAACAATATAAATGTATGATTTTATCGGATACATCGCTATTTTTTTAGCATCTGTATCTTTAATGCCACAAATATATCAAATGATAAAAACAAAACAAGTTAGGGATTTAAATATTTATTTTTTATTTACTGTTTTATTAGCAGATATATTGTATTTTACATATGGAATTATAAATAGTGACAAAATTCTATATTTATCAACAATACCCCCATGTATATCACATACTATTATCATAATATTATGGTTTTATTATCAAAACTACTTATGCTGTAAATATCCAAAAAATATAAACACAACATCCGGAATAGATACAGTTATTTTATAATCTAAATACATATTATTATGTTACCTAGAGAAGATTTGAAGGAATTATTGGTCACTGCTTTTGTTTTATTATCAATTGATTTAGCATATATTTATTCAAAATCAGATTATTTTGGAAGATATTTTGAAACAATTCAAAACTCGCCTATGAAATTTCAACCTTTTAAAGCAGCTATGGCGTATATATTATTGGTAATTGGATTATATTATTTTGTTATTCGTGAAAAAAAACCAATGACGTATGCGTTTTTGCTTGGTGTTTTTGTATATGGTGTATATGATTTGACTAATTACGCAACTTTAGAAAAATGGACACTTAGATTTGTTGTGACTGATACTTTATGGGGTGGTGTTGTATTTTCACTTTCAACATACATAATATATAAAATACTTAATAATATTTAAAATATGTTTTATTAATCATTAAAATATATTTTTATAATATAAATACATGTCGGATATTAACACATTTCAAGTATGGTTTAAGGTTAAAGATATTATTACAAAACAAACACCGGATGGTGACGCAAATTCACAAAAAATATCAAAAACATGGAATGATTTATTATATTTTTCATTATATGAAAGAAGATTAAACACGTCCAAGGTTATTGGAAATGAAACTTATACAAATTCACTTGAATTTTTAGGTGAAGATATTTATTTACCTGCTTTAAAAATGAAAGAAGGTTCATGTGTAATAAAATTTAGTAGAGGCGATGGTGATTCGGCAAAACAAAATTTAGTGGGTGATGCTGCTACTGGTGATTTAGCATCGAAACCAAATACATATAGAAGAACAAGTGATAGTTTTCATAATAAAACAGGATTAACAAATGAAGAAAAAAGTAATTTCTATGGTCCTTTCGCAATGTCAAAAGGTTTTAATAGAGCATATACAATTGTGTCCGAAACTTTTGTAGATGTTGATTTTAGTAATAATGATTATTCAGATTATCCCGGACAAATGAAAGTTTCTGTAAATAATGATGGTAATTATTCAAATGTAACTAATGGCGAATTTCAATTTAGATTTGGTATAAGCGGTGAAAATCCTTTTCAGGGTATAGGTTCTATATTCGCTTTTGCTACATGGCCATTAAGAGAAGATATTTTATTACCAGAGCAACCAAATAAATTTGATACAGAATTTGCGTTGAAAGTTTATTTTGATGAAAATACAACTAATTTAGAAACTTCACATTTTGTCGTCGAAAATGCGACGATTGTGAAAATATTTAAAGTAGATAGTAAAGAATATTGGGTAATTTTTAAAATAACCGCACCAAGTAGTTCTAGTATATCTACTAAATATTCAATAACTTTATTAAAAGATAGTGTAAGTTCTACTTTAGATAATAATAAAAAAAACAGAACACAGACTATAACAAGACATTGTATTAAAAATGATGGCTCGCATTATTATGCCACGCATAATCCCGGTGATAGCAATAATAGACGTTTTAGAAGTTCTACTGATTTATCAACTTGGAATGATTTATCTGGTGCCACCAGTATTGATTCAAGTAAAGGAGTCGGAAATATAGGTGATAATTTCCCATTTGCGCCAGCCTTACTTTTATTTAATGGATTTGGCTTTTCTTCTATACCCATTGGTTCGACATCAGGTACAAGTGCGACATATAAAACTAATTTAAGATATTATTTTTCGAATGATGGTAAAATATGGGATGTTCTTTATAAAGTTGGAGTGCGTAATTATTATGAACTTAATGATGAAAACACAAATGCTTCAAGAACTAGTAATTACTCTCAATCAAAGTCTCTGGTTAGTTGTTTGAGAACATATATTGGGGATGTTGCTGTAGGTAGGGACGGTAGTGGAAATCATTTAATTATAGCATCTGGGACAAATGGCACGCACTCTTCTAATAGACATACTGATACAAATGATTACAGTATGGCTTATTCAAGAGATGGTGGTATCAATTGGTACCCAATGAGTGGATTAAGTGGTTATAGATATAATCAACATGGTCACGCAGGTTTGGGGTCTTTTATTACAGGTTTATCTAATAGAACAATGGACGCACAACAAACAATAACGCCGGGTGATTTTACTATAGGTCCATACTGGAATACTACAGAAATAGCCAATGAATATAAAGTGAATTCTGTTGGACGCCAGGATAATAGGCATTTCTCATATAATATTTTACCTAGAGGACTTGGAATTGTATATGGAAATGGCACTTGGGTATTCTTAGGTGGATTACAAAATACACCTAATTCAACATACTGTAACAATTTATGGTTCTCAAATGATGGTTATTCTTGGAAAGCTTGTAAAAATATCCAAGATACTAGGTCATATCATAAAGGAGTTTATTGTACAGGTACTTTTATTATATATGGCGATGGTGGTACTGTTTTTTATTCAACAGATGGCGATTTTTGGAAAAGTTCTGAGACCACCGCGCCTATTTTAGATACTATCCAGGATATAACAACAAATGGTAGTGATACTGTTATATTAACAGGATATTCAAGCGATAATACTAAATTTATAAAATGTTCTAAAGACTATGGTAAAACATGGCAAGACCCGTCAACAAATTTTTCATTTAATCGTGGCGGTGAATCTTGTAGATGTATTTGGAATAGTAGTAAATTTATTGTTTTAGTTTATGGTAATGACAGTAAAGACAAATTTTTAACATCTACTGATGGATTAAATTGGACTACTGTGTCTGAATTTGAAAATACAAGTGACGTTTTAAGATATCCTACAAGAATTCCTAGTAGTGGTTCAATATTAACAAATTATTTTGTACATGAAGATAATCATAAATATCCATTTGGTACAAAAAGTGAAGTTAACGGTATAACAAAAGAATTAGTAAATTCTGTTATGAATGTTGATGTTTCACAAAATTATTTCCCAGCAAATCTAGTACCAAGTGAATGGTGGGATAATCTTACTGAAACAACAGACGCTGGTAAAGAAAAAGAATATGCCAACAGACGGAGATTTTTATTTAAAAAAATATTTGATGCGAATAACTTTGGAGATGGTAATACTTTAGATTATTTTGATATATCCACCAATATTTTAAATATGTCTGTTAACAACGTTAAAGAAACAATAAGAGTGTATAGAGTTGATCCAAATACAAATAAATCTTCTATTAATCTAAATACAGATACAAATATAACTGATAAAAGAGGATTTTATAGCGCTTTAAATAATGAAGAATCTATAAACATAACACCTAGCACAAACGATATAGTATTTGAAATAAAACGCGATGGTCTAGATACTGAAGGTAATAATATTTATTATATTGAAAAAAAAAGCGGCACTGCCAATTTGACTATTGATAGAAATAGTAATACAGTAATTCCAACAGCTGTTATAATAACAACAGGCGAAACAACATCATCGTCATCATCAACATCATCAACATCATCAACATCAAAGTCTAATACTGCTTCCAGTTCTTATAGTTCCAGTTATACCGATGAAACAACAAATAATACAACAAATAATACAACTACTACAACAAGTAACACAATAACCACTGTTTGTTTAACAACATCAACTACTGTAAATGTTGTCAGTTCCAGTGGAAATAAATATGTATTCAATGGTGACACCACATACAGTTCAACTAAAAAATATGGTTTATATAGTACTACATATACTTTTAAAGATATTCCCTCGGGACATCCTATGGCTATTTTAGATATTTCAAACAACTATATTTCATATACAGGAGATGATAGTAAGAAATTATCAAAAACAGTTTCTGGTACAACTAGAGATGGAACATATGATTTTTATTATGGTGATATCACTGTAACTGTCACAGGTGATTTTGGAGCTGTAAGTGTATATTGTTATTATCACGGATATATGGGTGGAGAGAATTTATTGGAATATAAATCTTCATGTAATAGTTATTAGCTTTAAAATAATGTTAAATAAAATATTATTTTAAAATTAAACAGCATCTGTATCAACTGACCTCCAAGCAGATCCATTGTAAATATATAATTTGTTATCATTTGTATTAAATACCATAGTACCAGCTGTCGGTGTTGTTGCTGGAGCACCAGCTTCAGATTTCGTTGGCAACTGTACAGCATTTACCTTAAGAGAAGCTATATCGACAACATTGAAACTGGCATCATTCGCACTAATATCACTCATTGTAACATTACCTGTGAATGTAGGACCAGCGAGATTTGCCTTTAAGTCTAAAGCTGTTTGTTGTGCTGTTGATACAGGTTTCCCAGCATCAGTTGTGTTATCAACATTTTCCAATCCAACATCAGATTTTGTGAATGATGTTGTTAAATTCAATGTATGAATATCGACAACATTGAAACTGGCATCATTCGCACTAACATCACCTGTAAATGTGCCCCCACCATCCTTCAACAAAACACCATCAATGGTAACACCCGAAGTGCTTGTTTTTTCATTAATTGTATCCACGGTTAGTGTACCTTCTAATGACATATCACCACCATCACCCGTTAATAAAATTGTAGCACTATTGTTAGTATCTTTTACTTCTAAATCTCTGAAATTACCCTGTCTTGATGCCGATACAAAATTAGTAGAACCAACAGCGTAATTTTGCGCTGTTACCGTATGAGCCGTAACATTATTATCTTTCAATAAAACTTGTTCAATAGTTACACCCGAAGCGTCGGTCTTTTCATTAATAGTATCGACGGTTAGTGTACCTTCTAATGACATATCACCTCCATCACCCGTTAATAAAATTGTAGCAGTATTATTAGTATCTTTTACTTCCAAATCTCTGAAATTACCCTGTCTTGTAGCTGAAATAAAATTAGTAGAACCAACAGCAT